TATTTCTTGGGTGTGTTGAGTGTTCCAAGCACTTTGTCTTGTTAGTAATCCGTCGATGCTATGCTGTATCTTTTCGTTACTTTTCTTGGATGCTTCTATGTTAGCAGTCTCTTGTGTAATTAGATCCTTAGTTAATTTAACCTGTTCTTTTAGTGCTTCGGCCTTCTCACTAAGTATGGTAATTCCTAGTAATTGTTCAATAATCACACGTTGGTCATTGGCCCTCATACTTAAGAATGGCTCAGTATATGTGTTCAATGCAACCACGTGTTTGAACATATCATGGCTCATACCAATCAAGTCATCTAAGTCTCTTTGTGTTTCTCTAACGTCACCTTGGGCATCGTCAGTTTCCACAGTTTCTTGCTCTTGATCGTTGACAAAGAACTGTAGCACATTAGGTTTGCGCCCACGTTCGATACGATAATCTACGCCATCTTTTTCAAATGCCAAGGTAACTAACATGCCTTTTGTGTTAATCTTATTGATAAGATTATCTTTTTTAATGTTAGTTAATGCATTGCCAAATAGGGCATAACTTAGGGCATTTACTATAGTTGTCTTGCCTGTACCGTTACGACTTCCGCTGTCATCTCCGCCTTGATCTAAGTTTTCACCTAAGACCAATGTTAAATTTTGTTGTGCAAAGTTTACAGCTTGAGTCTGGTTACCCACACTCATAAAGTTTTTAACAGTTAGTTCTTTTAATTTTATCATAGGCTATTATAAATGCTTAACAAGGTATTCTTGTCGTAAGTGTCACTTTCAATGTTAATAATTTGACTGCTAACAATTTGATCCACTGACTCAAAAGCCTGTATGTCAATGTTGGTGTTAATTTCTATATCTTTCTTTTCAGCAATTAAAGTCAGCTCACGAATGTCATAATCTGACATGAATTTTTCTTTAATAAAGCTGGCTTCTTCATAAGTGATATCAATATCTAATGTAACACGAAGATGCTGTCTGGCTTTAATGATAGTGTCTGCACCATCGATTAATTCACTTAATTTCAGTGTACGGAATGTAGGTTGGCTATCCCATGTGTGATACACAGGTTCCTTACCCCACTCTAAAATCATCATTCCACGTTCATCATCCCATGTGTCTGCATAGTTGTGTGGAAACGCATTGCCAATATAAACTACATTGCCTTGTTGTTGACGTTTGTGAAAATGTCCTGAGAATACATATTCTGGGCCACGCAAATCATCTGCTTTAAGTTCACCGTGATCTGGCATTTGTACCATTGCATTCATATAAAACAATGGCAATTCAAAGTGTCCAAAGATATATTTGCTCTTAGAACCTTTTAGACTTTTCCATTCTTCTCCCACAAGCCACGGGCAGAGTGTGACATTTCCAATAGTAGTAGGCTCATGTACAACAGTAATGCCAGGAATGTATTTTCCAAATTCCACAGAGTGTATGTCCCGTTTGTCTTTATAATACAAATCATGATTACCAGGAAAGAAATAGAACTGATCAAACGCTTGCCCCAACTTCTCCAAGGCCCTGAGGCTATAATCCATTGTAGTAATATTAAGGCTATTACGATTGTGATGCCAATCGCCCATAAAGATACCTGTATCACAACCTTCCTCCTTTGCCTTGGCAATATACCAGTCTACAAACTCTTCACAATCTCGATTATGTACACTACTGTTTGACTTTAAGCCAAAGTGTATGTCTGTAAAACAAGCTACTTTTTTAAATAAATTACTCACTAGTGTCCTCGTTGTATCGTTTAACAGCGGCCGCATGTTCACCTGCACCAGTACGACTATAGCTAGGATTCATGCCGTTGATTTCTAAAATATCATCACGAATATTTTGATTACGTTTTTCAATATTGATAACACGAACAAAACTGTTAGTAACAGCCGCAGTAAAATAAGCAAACGGATTGTCTGATTTGCTTTCGTCAAATTGTAATCCAATTTGTGTTAACTGCAAAATGGCCTGTCCTTTCATTTCGTCATTGTATGTGTAACCGCGAACATTACCACGGGTTGCATAACGTTCGCACAATTTTAACATCATACGTGCTAAGGTGTTAGTAATTTGGCCAGCATCTTTGTCGAACTTGCCCTTAACTAAATCACCTTTCCAATGACTTTTTCCAACACAAATTAACTCATCATTTTCATCAAATTTCCAGTGTTGGAATGGCGGGAAGTTAACCTTATCTCTATGGTCAGCAAGGCTTTTAGGATTCTTTTTACGAGTATTATTAAGTGGGATATGATCAAATGTCATGATCCTAAATACCAAATTTGTCTTGGCTATTTTTTTATAGTCAACTTCGCAGTCTGCTTGTTTGACTTTTTCGCCAGCGGCCTTGCGTCTAGCGTATTCTGCATCTCCTAGCCGTTTTGCTTGGTTACGTTTAGCTTCGGCTATGCTTCGAATATTAATTTTTTCTAAGCTGGGCAATATAATGTCGTATTGGTGATATTCTGGTTTGGTAAACACACAATATGAGCTTTTACTTCTATGTATTTCTAACAACATATCCTTGTTGTTTAGGTAATTTACTTTTGCGGTCATCCTTTATCAGTCCTCTAATGTCTTATTATAAACTACGCACTTAATAAAGTCAAATAAATAATATACCAAAACAAGGATATTATTATGGGACTTCTTGATTCATTATCTGGCTCGTCGAACTTACTCGGCGCCGGTGCAGGCGCTATTAGCACGTTCGGAAATATTGGTAGTGCTGTCAGTTCTGCATATAATAGCGGTTCAGGTGGCGATGTCATGGCGGCAATCCGTGCAGTTAATTTGCCAGCGGCTGGTGAAGCTGTCGGCGATATTGTCAGCGCAGTTGCTAGTTTTGGCGGAGATGCCAATGCCAACGACTGGCGTGTTAGATTAAGTCTAGCTAATTGGTCCAGTTTTAAAACAAGTCCTGTATTAAAGCCTTTGAAAGATGCAGGCGGATTAATATTTCCTTATACTCCGAAAATTTCATTAGCTGAAAAAGCAGATTATCAGGCCATCGAAACAGTACATACAAATTACAAATTTCAAGCATTTAGACAAAGCGATCCAGGGCATATAAGAATTGAAGCACCTATGTTTGTAGAAGATGCTACACAAGGTCTTTACTGGATTGCTATGATACACTATTTACGAAGTCTTACCAAAATGTTCGCTGGAAATGATCCAAAGGCTGGTAATCCTCCTCCTATAGTTTTTTTAAATGCTTATGGAAACTATGTTTTTAAAAATGTTCCTGTGGTAGTAACACAGATGGACATAACAATGCCTAATGATTGTGATTACATTGGCTGTAATGTTGTAGGTAGTGCCGCAGGAGAAGTGCAAGGCGTCGCAGACAGCATTGGTGGACTGGCCAGTGTAGGTGCAGGTCTATTAGGCGGGGATAGCGCACTGGGCGGAATACTAGGCGGAGTCAGCGCCATTGCAGGAGGTGTAGGACAAGTTGCAGGACTATTAGGTACTTTTGGTATAGGTGGAACAACCAGTGGCGGTGTTGCCCATGTTCCAACTAAGAGTACATTTAGTGTAACCTTACAACCTATCTACAGTAGAAATAGTGCTCGTAACTTTAGTCTTGATAGATTTGTTAGCGGCGGCTATCTTAATAATAGTTTTGGATACATTTAATTATGGCTACATATAGTAACACCAGTCCTTGGTATACAACTAAGATAAAAAATAATTATCTTGACGTATTGTCTATTAGGCCAGTTAGTGCAGATGTGGACGATTTTCTTTACACAATTGAACCACAGTACACTTATCGTCCTGATTTGCTAGCATATGATTTATACGGAGAAGTAAATCTCTGGTGGGTGTTTATTCAACGCAATTTGGATGTATTACAAGATCCTATTTTAGATTTTGTTCCAGGAACACAAATATACATACCAAAAGGTAGCGGATTAAAAACTGTCCTAGGATTATAACATGAGTTTAGACGGGATTCCCGGAATAGCAGATTCTGCAACGCAGGCTGTTAATGCTGTAAACAATGCAGTAACAACATTTACATCTAGCGGATCTGCCGGTGGATTAAGTTCTGCACTGAGTGGCATTTCTGGAGCATTATCTGGCATAGGTAATTTTTTTAGAGGCATTGGTGCTGGACAGCAATTGCCTTTACCTAATCCATTGTTTGCTTATGCCAGTTACAATTACGTTATTGGACTAGGGTGTTTATCAGAAAACGATTTAAATTATCCTGATAAAACTTATAAAGTAGGCGGAAATATTTCTCTCATATGTAAAGATGCTAATGCAGATCCTAGCAATAGAGTAAACACAGCCTACGGAAAATCTGATTTTTTTATTAATAATTTGCAATTGGCTAGTGCAATTGGTTGGGAACAATTTAGTTTCAACACTAATGTAATGCATTTAAGTTTTGAAATTATTGAACCTTACAGCATGGGATTGTTTATAACCAGTTGTCAGCAAATTGCACAAGAAAAGGGCTGGGATAATTGGAGAGAAGCTTGCTTTATTATCACTATTGATTTTAGAGGTAATACTGAAACAGGCCAAATAAAAAATATTCCTAAAACCAGCAAGCACATACCTTTTAGTTTTGTTGACATGCAAATGACTGCCGATGCCTCTGGTAGTCGATACAAGTGTACCGGCATGCCTTATAATCAAATAGCACTTACAGATGATATTGCCGAAATAAAAAGTGATTCTTCTGCGTCAGGAAAAACAGTTCAAGAAATATTGCAGACTGGTGAAAACAGTTTTCAAAGATTTTTGAATCAACGTATGAAAGAACTTGAAGATCAAGGCCTAGTTAAAAAAGCCGACGAGTACTTGATACTGTTTCCAAAAAATACAGCAAGCTCTGCCGATGCTAGTCAAAGTTCTGATTCTACAGAAAATTCCGGTAGCGCAACACAATCAGCAAATGCATCTAGTAGTATTACTTTATACAGTCAATTGGGTGTTAGTAGAAGTAAAACAAATCAAACACTAACACAAGATCCATCGGACTGTAATGACATTGGATCTGCTAGTTTAGGGTTTGATGAACAGCGTAAAGCTGATCCACCGTTTGCTAAAGAAGAGCAAGTATATGATGTAAAAACTGGAACTTTTAATACTGGTAAATTTAAATTTGATAAATCTGTGACTGAAATGCGATTTGCACAGAATTCAAAAATTCCACAGGTAATTAATCAAGTTATACTGCAAAGTAATTTTGTAAACACTGCATTAGATTCTACTAAGATAACACCCGAAGGTTACAGAGACTGGTATAGAATAGCTACTAAAGTTTATACTATTGGTGAGACACAAGATAACACTGGTGTTAAACCTAAACTTATAGTATATCAAGTGGTACCTTATAAAGCTCATGCTAGTAGACATTTAGCCGCTGGCACTAAAGCTCCAGGGTTTGAAGAACTAAAAAAACAAGCAGTAAAAGTTTACAATTATCTTTATACTGGTAAAAACGTAGACATTATAAATTTTAAAATTGAACTTAATAATAGTTTTGTATTTTCCATGCCAGTAGACGGACTAGAAAAAACTCAAGATAAAATAACGTCTAATCAATCAGGTGCTAAAGATCCTGAAAAAATACAAAATGTAACTTATATGCCTGACGGCAAAGCGCCAGCGGCTAAACCTGGTATCATGCCTACTATATTAAAATGGGTTAATACAATAACAGGACAAGATCGTAAAGGCGGCGGCGGTCAAGAACAACAAGCTCAACGTGCCGCTAAAATGTTTAATGATGCGTTAAATCGATCATTTGACATGTATAATTTAGAAATGAGAATTATTGGAGATCCTTATTGGATTGCTGAAAGTGGCACTGGTAACTACACTAGCGAACAAGCTACACAAAATTTAAACACAGATGGTAGCGTCAATTATGAAAATGGTGAAGTTGATATAGTTGTTAATTTTAGATCACCTGTAGATATTAATCAATCAACTGGTTTATATAACTTTGGCGGTAGTAGTAAAAGTGCTCCAGTAGTACAGTTTAGTGGATTATATCTAATACAACAAGTAATTAGTACTTTTAGTAATGGAGAATTTACACAAATATTATCAGGATTCCGTAGACCTAGTCAAGAATTTGACGACGATAATGATCAAATACCATCGACAACTGGGCAAACTAAAACAGCTCCTAATACTGATTCAGATAAAGACTCAACCTAATCATGACATATTCCGATCAAAATAGAATTAGTTCTCAAGATAAAGAAGCTAGACCAGGCCCGTTCCTGGCTCGAGTGATTAGCCATCTGGACAGTACCTACATGGGCATGTTGCAAGTAGAATTATTAAGACCTACAGGCAACTCAGGAGATTCTGGACAACTACATCAAGTAAAATATATGAGTCCATTTTATGGAGTCACCGGCGCAGATTTCGTTAGAGAAGATCCTGACAACTACGGAAACACACAAAAGAGTTATGGTATGTGGGCAGTCCCCCCAGATGTAGGAACGATAGTAGTTGTTATTTTTATTGACGGAGATCCTAAGCGTGGATATTGGATGGGATGTGTACCAGATGAAGGCATGAACTTTATGGTACCAGGAATCGCCGCCACTGAAAATAATGTTGAAGGTACATATACTAGAGCTCCAACAGCAGAATACAATAAACGAGTTAACGGGGATAATCCTCAAGACTCTACTAAATTTAAAAAACCTACCCACCCATTAGCTGATGCAATTAGCAATCAAGGTTTAATAAACGATGATATTAGAGGAATAACAACTTCTAGTGCTCGACGAGAAGTTCCTAGTATGGTCTTTGGTTGGAGTACTCCAGGTCCTGTTGACAAACAGTCGGGAGCACCGAGAGGTTCGATTGGCAAAGAAGATTACAAAATACCAAATGCTTTTATAAGTCGACTTGGCGGCAGTACATTTGTCATGGATGACGGCGATGACAAATTTTTACGTAAAACAACAGCTGGTGATGGTCCTCCAGAATATGCCAGCGTACTAGCTGGCGACACCGAAGGTGATGTAACAATTCCGCACAATGAACTTATAAGAATACGTACCAGAACTGGACATCAGATCTTATTACATAACAGCGAAGATTTAATTTACATTACTAACAGTCGTGGAACTGCTTGGATAGAATTAACCAGCAACGGAAAAATTGACATCTACGCAGAAGACAGTATTAGTCTGCATACACAAAATGATTTTAATGTTACTGCTGATAGAGATATTAATTTTACTGCTGGTGCAAATATTAACATGAATGTTGGAACTAGTATGTTTGTTACTACAGGATCCGATTTGCAAGTTAGCGTAGGAGCTAATGGCGCCATAACTGTTGGAAGTAATTTTGATTTAAACACAGGTAGTAATAATAATTTTACTGCTGGCAGTAATACAAACATTAATAGTGGCGGGAACCATCTTGAAACAGCGACCCAAATACATATGAATGGCCCAGTAGCCGCAACAGCTTCCAAAGCTACAGAAGCGCATAAAGCATTTAGAGTGCCTCAGACTGAGCCATGGAATCAGCATGAAAATTTAGACCCAACACAATTTGTTCCTGCTAATACACAAGCTGGAGGAACTTATTCAGTAACAACACCAACAGCATTTTCAACTTTTACAACAACCACTGATACTTTTAACAGAGTTCAAGGTGCAGAACAGGAGCAACAATAATGGCTACAAATTTATACGACAAAATAGTATTACCGGCCCGCCCTAATCCTAGCATTGCAAGCCCTCAAATGTATAGAGGATTTAGTACATTAAATTCTACAACACAGAATTTTACACTTTATGACTTTGAATTAATTAAACAAGACCTCCTTAATCATTTTAATGTAAGAATGGGCGAACGTTTAATGCAACCTGGGTTCGGTTGTATTATTTGGGAAATGCTGTTTGAACCTTTAACAGAACAAGTTAAAGATCTTATAGTACAAAATGTAAATCAAATCTTAAATGCCGATCCACGTGTATCTGCAGGAAATATACAGATAACTCCATATGATACAGGTTTGCAAATACAATGCACACTAACATATCTTCCCTACAATATTAGTCAAGACTTGAAATTGCAATTTGACCAAGCTAACGGACTGATCAGCTGATAAAATACCCACATAATTGCATTCGATAAATACACTTATTAGGACTAATTATGAGCTCAACGGATAGACAAAATAACCTGTTAGTTTCAGAAGACTGGCAGAAAATTTATCAATCATTTAAGAACGCAGATTTCCAAAGCTACGACTTTGATAACTTACGTCGTACAATGATTGACTATATCCGTACTAATTTCCCCGAAGATTTTAACGATTATACAGAGTCAAGCGAATACCTTGCCCTTATCGACCTTATTGCCTTCGTGGGCCAAAGCATAGCTTTCCGTGTTGACTTAAATGCTCGTGAAAATTTCCTAGAACTAGCAGAACGCCGCGACAGCGTATTACGACTAAGTCGTATGATCAACTATAATGCTAGTAGAAACATTGCCGCTAAGGGTTTATTAAAATTTACCACAGTGCAAACTACTGAAAATGTTTTAGATAGTAACGGTATTAATATGAGCGGTCAAGTTATTACGTGGAATGATCCAAGTAATTCTAGTTGGTACGATCAGTTTATTAAAATAATAAATGCGGCATTGCCAACTACACAGCAATTTGGCAACCCTGTTGACCAAGCTACAATTTACGGTATTGCTACAAGCCAGTATCGTTTTAATGCTAACAATACAAATGTTCCAGTCTACAGTTTTAATAAAAGTGTTGCTGGAAGAAATATGAATTTTGAAATTACTAGCACAGTAATTTCTGACGGAGAAACTATTTCGGAAGAACCGCCAAAGGTAGGCAATCATTTGGCTTTCATTTATAAAGATGACGGCTACGGTGCCGGTAGTAGTAATACTGGATTCTTTTTAAATTTTACACAAGGTAATTTAAATCAAGGAACATTTACAGTTACTCAACCAAGTAGTAATCAGACTATTGATATTAATACTCAGAATATCAACAACACCGATGTGTGGTTATATAGTTTAAATCAAAGTACAAATCTTGAAACTACTTTATGGACACAAGTTCCTGCAACAACAGGTAACAATATAATTTATAATAGTTTAAACAAGAGTGTTAAAAC